AATAGATTAAAAGAAGAACGTTGTGAAGAATTAGAACAACAAATAAAAGATAAACTAAATGATATTGAAGAAATAGAGAATAGGCAAGAAAATACTCTTCGCCAATATACGATTGATATACACGAACGTAGAAATACTCTTGAACAAGTAGACCACGATGTAAAGAATAAAAGACAACAATTAGAAGATTTACAAAAAGATGTAACTGTTACATTAAATAATCAAAAGAAATTATCTCAAGTAGCTTTTGAAAATTACTGTGAAACACTTGTAAAGAGTTATGATGAAAAAGAAAAAGAATATCAAAACAGTTTATCACTTTTGCAAAATTCTTATTCTGAAGAACAGTTAAAAATTATAAAAGAACTAGAAGATGTAAGAGAAGAAAATAAAAAACAATTAGAACAAGAGAAAGAAATGATTGCACAAGAACTGGCGGAAGAGCGGAAGATCTTGGATAAAATTCGTGAAACTCGCGCCGCCGCTATTCAAGCTCAAATAAAAGAAAAAGAAATTGAAGAAAAACTTTCTTTCTATTGTTTACAAGTAACTGATAATGAATTAAGAGATATAGCAGTTTTAGAATCTATTAAACCTAAATTAAATAACAGTCGTGTACTTAGTATGCTAATATAGCAAACTTATTGGCGAACACCAATGACTAAATTATGTAATAATATAATAGGTTCTACTGTTAAGACCGGAATATATAAAATAACAAATCAAAAAACAAAAGAGTGTTATATAGGACAGGCGATAGACTTGGCTTCAAGATAGAAAGACCACGCTAAGTGTGGATTGGGGATAGATACTCCGACCGCAAATAAACTATATAAAGCAATGCAAGAATTTGGTATCTGGAATTTCTCTTGGGAAGTATTAGAATTTTGTTCTAAAGATTTATTAAATGAAAAAGAAAAATATTACATTGAATTATATCAGTCAAAAAATTTTGGCTATAATATTCAATCTGGAGTAAATAAATAATAAAGGAGATGAAAAATGGCTAAGTGTGAAGAATTTGAAATTGATTTAGATGATTTAGCAGGCGCTCTAATAGAAAATGTTAAAGAAGATATAAAAAGTTTTGATGATTTAGTTAACTTAGATTCTGCTCTTGATAGAGAAATACCTATAGGTGAAATAACCAATGGACTTGGTTCTTATGTTTCCGCATGTATAGAATATTGGAATAAAAAAGATAAAGATATTCCAGTAGAAGATAGAGAACCAATAAAGATTTATATTGATTCTCCGGGCGGATTCTTAACTGATTCTCTTACAATTATAGATGCTATTAAATTAAGTAAAACTCCAATTATAGGAATATGTACAGGTTGTGCTTACAGCGGTGGATTTTTTATCTTTATCTCTTGTGATAAGCGACTTGCATATCCGCATGCTTCATTTTTATTTCATGAAGGTTCTGCTGGAAATAGTGGTACAAGTTCACAATTTCAGAATTATGCAGCTTTTTATAAAAAGCAACTTGACCAATTAAAAGATATTGTTCTTAAAAATACTACTATAACAGAAGATGAATATAGAGATATTAAAAAAGATGATATTTGGTATGATGTAAATGAAGCAATAGAAAAAGGTATTGTAGATGAAGTAATGGAGGAATTTGTATGAAATTCACTAATACTTGGACTGGAAATTGGGAAAATGCTTTTCGAGGATTGAGACATCCTATGGAAAGTTACGCTCGTAGTGATAGCGATTTTGGAATAGGAGATTGCGACGCTTGGCTTGAAAGTTGTAGAAATGAAGTGGCATATAGCTATTGTCCAGATGGTCATGAAGATGAAAATTGGGAAGAGACAGATGAATGGCTTGCTAAAAATGGAGAACTTCGTTTTGGAAAATATGCAGGTGAATATGCTTATATAGGTAAGAACGACCTTGACCTTGCTCAGCGTATGATAAAAGCGGGAACTCCTAATGATAAATTCCTTCGACAAATTTTTGTTAGTGTTGATATCACAGCACCTAGGTATTGGTAGTCTGAAATGGACACTTATAAAGTTGGAACTACAGCTAATTCAACTTCTACCATGCATAAACTTGCATCAACTCCAATAACTAAAGAATGTTTTGAGATGGATGATTATGATGGTTCACTTAAAGTATATGATAGAGAACCCTATAATATTGATGATTATATAGATGATATTTGGGAATCTATTATTTGTTATTGTGAAACTTTACGTCAACGCTATCTTGAAACAAAAGATAAAAGATATTGGAAAGAACTTATTAGAATACTCCCAGCTGGATGGCTTCAAACAAGAACCTGGACTGGGGATTATGCAGTCCTCCGCAATATTATAAAATGGAGGCAAGGTCACAAATTAACAGAATGGCATCAGTTTATTGATTGGTGTAGGACACTTCCTTATGCTGATTCTCTCTTGTTCTATGAAAATGAAAAAATTTGACAAAAATAAAAAAATATGTTATAATATATATAGAAATGAAAAATAATTAATAAAAATTAATGGAGATTAAATAAATGAGTAAGAAAGATAAGTTTATTGAGGAAGTTACACAGTTGTTACAGGATGCACCAGAAAATTTTTTATCAGAAGATGCTCTTGACTTTTGGAACGGTCTTCAGATGGGCGGTAGTGAGAAACCGCAGTTTACAGATAATGGAAAATTAATTCTTCAGTATATTAAGAATACTAAAGATCAGTATAATAATCTTTTTAAAGCAAAAGAAATTGGAGAAGGTTTAGGCATTTCTTCAAGAACGGCTTCTGGTGCTTTAAGAAAGTTAGTAACAGATGGATATGTTGAAAAAATTGGTACTTCTCCTGTAGTTTATGCTCTTACAAAAGCTGGTGAAGAGGTAGATATTATTTGACATATTTAAAAAAATATGATATAATATTAATATAAAAATTAAATAAATTTTAAAAATAAGGAGATTTTAAAATGAGAAAAACATTAAATAAAGTGACATTAGCTGGTAGAGTTTATGAATCAAATATTGCTCTTAAGACTGTACAGGATCAGAGCAAGGAGAGTTATGGAACTGAATTTATAAATGGAACTCTGGATATTGCAACAGATGATGAATGTTTGAATATCGTTCAGGTTCATTTTACTTATGTTACTGAGACTACAAAACAGGGAAAGAAAAATGCAACTTTTGGAGTTCTTAAAGATATTATTAATAGTGGTAAAACAGTAGTAGCTAATGGAAAAGATGAAGCTACTTGTGTAAAGATAGATACTGCACTTGATTTGAATGATTTTTATACTTCTAGGAATGGAGAAGAAACATTAGTTTCCGCAAAGCGCTGCGAGGGTGGATTTGTAACTAAGGTAGCAACTCTTCCTGAGGATAGAAATAGATTTGAAGTTGATATGCTCATTAATGGAACAAGATATGTTGAAAAGGATGAGGAAAAGAATATTCCCGCAGATTATCTTGTAATTAAAGGTGCAGTATTTGATTTTAGAGGTGCTATTAAGCCTGTAGAGTTTGTAGTTAAGAGCGCGGGTGGCATTAAGTATTTTGAATCTCTGGATGCCTCACCCAAGAATCTTACTTTTACAAAGGTATGGGGTCAGATTCATAGCACCACAGTAGTAACAAGAAAAGAAGAGGAATCCGCATTTGGAGAGCCGGTTGTAAAGGAATACACAAAGACTACAAAGGAATGGGTTGTCACCGGAACTTCTAAAGCTGAAGCTGCTTATCCGATTGGGGATGGCGAAGCTGGTATTACTGAAGATGAAATTAAGCAGGCACTTGCAAACAGGGAAGTTTATCTTGCAGATGTTAAGAAGAGAGCAGAAGAGTATGCTGCAAGTAAAAAAGTCAAGGATGACGAACTGCCTTTCGGAAATACTTCAGCTCCTGCGGCAACTGGTGGTTTTAACTTCTGATAAAGAAATACTTGGGGAGTGAAGTTTACTCCCCAATATTTTTTATCTAAAATTTATAACCCATTCTTTTAGTTGTTTGAGAGCAAAGTGACTGGGCGGAAGGCGGTCGTGCCCAGTGATTCTAAAAAGTGTTTTGGTTTTTTTGTTTTGGAATTTTAGAAATAAGGAGAAAAGATAAAAAATGGCTAGTATAGATATTTTAAGTGTAGTGCCTCATCAAGTTAGTCGTGATATGCGCGGATATTCAGTTTTTATGTATGGTGGATGGAAAACAGGTAAAACAACAACCGCAGTAAAATTCCCTAAACATTTCCTTCTCGCATTTGAAAAAGGTTACTCTGCTATTCCAGGTGCTATGGCATTACCTATTAACTCATGGTCAGAGTTCAGACAGGTTCTCCGCCAACTTAAAGAACCCGCAGCAAAAGAAAAATTTGAAACTATCATAATAGATACAGCGGATATTGCCTATGACTATTGTGTAAAATATATTTGTGATAATGCTCCTAGGACTAAGGAGCAGGGTGGAGGCGCTGGAGTAGATTCTCTTGCAGACATTCCTTTTGGTAAGGGTTATGGAATGGTTGAAAAAGAATTTGATGAATGCCTCCGTAAAATAGTTCAGTTAGGATATGGCTTAGTAGTTATATCTCATGAAACTGATAAGACTTTCAAGAATGAAGGTGGAACTGAATTTAATAAGATAGTTCCTACTCTTGATAAGAGAGCAAATAATGTTCTTGCAAGAATGTGTGATATTATTGGTTACACTCGTTCTATTCCAGATGAGACTGGAAAAGAACGCGTAGTAATGTTTATGAGAGGAACTTCAAGATATGAAGCTGGTTCTCGTTTTAAATATACACCAGATTACATTGAGTTAAGCTATGATAATCTTGTTAAAGCTATTGGAGATGCAATAGACAAACAGATGGAAGAGGAAGGAGAAGAACTCTTTACTGACAAAAGAGAGAATCTTCATTTAGATACCACTTCACAGCTTGATTTTGATGAATTAAGAAAGGAATTTAGTAATATAATTGCTAACATTCCTGGTTCAACAGATGCACAGCTTGAAACAGAAGAAGGAAAGAAATTCAAAGAATACTGGCAACCACGTATCACTGAAGTAATTGAAAACCATTTAGGTAAAGGTCAGAAGATAAAGGATATTCAGAGAAGTCAGGTTGAAGCATTAAGTCTTATAGTTGACGAATTAAAAGATATGATTAAAGGTTAATAGAGGGCGGGAGGTAGATTAATATCTCCCGCTTGATTTTTATAAAAAAATATGTTATAATATATTTATAAAAATAAAAAGAGGTATATTATTATGGGAGATAGATGGACATATTATGATGAAGATTATGGTTGTTTTTTCTTGAAACAAGAATATCAACCTGAAGATATAAACAGATTAATAAATAGAATTGGTACACTTGAAGATGCATTAAAACATGTAACTATTAAAATTTGGAAAATAGAAAATGAATTAAAAGAAATAAAATCAAAGGTGGGAGCATTATAAAATGGAACTTACAAAAAAACAAGAGGAAGGATTAAAAATCGCATTAGACAGGTATAAAAATCATGAAAAATATGTTACAATATCTGGGTATGCGGGCACTGGAAAGAGTACTCTTGTGCGTTTTATAATAGAAGCTATGGATATAGCGGAAGATCGCATAGCATATGCCACTTTTACAGGAAAGGCTGCGGAGGTTCTCCGCAAGAAAGGCAATCCTAATACCATGACATTACATCGCCTCTTGTATGAAAGCATCCCGCGAAAAGATGGTGGATTTTTTCGTAAACCTAAAATGCACCTAGATTATGATGTCATCGTAGTAGATGAGTGTTCTATGGTACCTAAGTCCATGATCGACATGCTTATGTCTCATAAAGTTTTTATTATTTTCCTTGG